CTTGCAGGTGTTTTAGGTTGTGCTTGTTCTTCAAACACCCAAGTAAAGCCCAATTCTTGATTGAGCCATTTTTTCATTGCAAGTTTTATTATATTTACACTAGCCATTAGCCATTAACCTCTGCCATGAAAGTTTTATAGTGTTGAAGATTTCCATCAACCCATCTTTCAACACTTTGTACTTCAAATCTAGTATCATCATAAGCGACCACATCAGCCCTCTTAGAATCGTTTTCTTTAACTGTATAAAGTCTTGTGGTAGTATATCCTTTGACAAATCTCTTAGTTCTTTCGCCTTGTGCAAGAATTTCAAGCTCTTTTCCATTCAAAGGCTGCACACTCATCACAATATCAAAAGTTGACGTTGCTCCTTCTTGATAAACACCATCAATAAAACCGCCTGACTGCGTTATGCTGCCCTCCGCTTGAGAAAGGCCACCAGTTATCATGATTCCATTGATTAATAGGTCAGAACCCGCTTCAACGGCCAGAATAGTTACCTCTCTTGCGCCTGTGATGATTGCGGAGTCAATTTTAGATGATGATTCGATTTCTACAGCTAAATCTATTAATGTTTGAGCATGAGTTACGTTAAATGGAATTGAAGTAATTGCTGTTAAGTCAATATCAAGGTCAATGCTATTGCCGATAATAAAATCAGCATCAAAAGTAAGCACAACTGTTTGAACAGAAGAACCATATCTTGTAACAGTCAATGTTTGTCCAAATTCATTTATTAAATCAATGCTCATTTAATTTTAACCTCATAATCTATAGAATTTCTTAATCTGCCTGTGTCAATCAATGGCCTAGAAGATTTTTTCCTAGCTTTTGTCATAGGTTTATTAGGTTGAAAACGTCCTTGTGTGAAAATAGTCTTTACGTTCTTTTGATGAAATAATCCTAATTTCCCTAACGCTCTTTCAACGCTAATTTGACGTTTATAAATTCTATTAATCAAAATTTTCTTATAACCATTTATCAAATTCTTTTTAGTATCAAAAGCTTGCTTCATAAATGGTCTAGCTGGTATATGATTTGGGTGTGAACCAAATTCATGTATCGTTGCCAACTTAACCATGTTCATTGTCAAAGAACTTTCATTCCTAACCTTTTTACCCTTAACACTTCCACGAGTAGTGTATTTCTTTTTGCCACCGCCCGATATAACTCCAATTTTCACATAAGAATTATCAATGTCTTTCAAACTTTTAAGGATTTTATTCCATCCTCTATCAATAATTTTTACACTCATGTGTTGAAATCCTGATTAAAATTTATAACCAATGGTGTTGTAACAATCTCTTTTCTTAAAGCTAAATATCTTCTACCATAAACAGTAGAACCTAAGCTGCTATCATAAACAGTGATATTAGGCTCTGCAAATTGTTTTTCTAAATCGCCAACTTTTTTCTTAGTGACACTTCCAGATGCGCCTGAACCAGTGCCAAGCCCTGAAATAGATAGAAGATGTGCGGTATAATAAACTGTTGCTATATCAGCTTTATCACCCCATGTACTAGTGTTTATAGAAAGCACAGCGTCAGCAATAAAAATATTAATGGTTGCAGGTGCTACGGATGCAAAATCTGCAAATCTTGTTGTTATGTCTGACGCTGTAATGCTCATCTATTAACCTCATTTTAATCGTTATCTTCTGCGTCATCAATTTCTGTTTCGTGGATGTCTTTCATTTTAGCTTCTATAGCATTAACAACACCTTTACGCTCTTTACCTACATTTTCTTCTTCACGCCATTTCAGCAACAATTCAAGGTCGTTTACGTTCTCAATTAATTTTTTACATTCAACAACGCTGTAAGATTCCAAAGCTGGTTTAGAAATTTCTTCAACTTCATCATCTTTCTTTTTACCTTTTGCGCCTTTTTGACCTAAAATTTTAATGTATTCATCGTCAATCATTTTTTTAAGCATTGGATGTTCTTGTGTACTATTTCCATTTTTTATATAGTAAACACTTTCCCAATCTGCTTTTCTAATTTCATTGATACCAGTTTTCAACCAAACGGGTCCACATCTGTGAACGTTTTTACGTTTTGGATGTTTGTATTCAATTAAAAGAATCGCTGCCATAAATTATCTCCTTTTATTAATCTGTGATTATGTGTCTAAACCATCATAAATTGCTATTGCCAATGGTTTATAAATTACAACGCCACCAAATGCTTCATGTGCAGGAACTTTAAACTCCATCATTTCTTGCTGTGGTGAAAACAATTCGTAATCCTGTGCAATCATCATTTCTAATTTGTCTGGATTTCTATCATACACAACCATAATATCAGTTGCATAAAGAGCGTTGTTTGCGGCATCACATTCATTCAATGATACAACATCTGTGATATATTCGTTTGTTTCTAGGAAAAAGCTAAGAACTGTGCTGTCACTATTAGGAATTTTCAATGTAGCAATATAACCACGCATACGAGGTGATAAAATCATGGTGTTTGGTGCTTCAACTTCGTTTGTAAGTTCAATAATGCCAAGAACAGCGTCATTCATATCACGAAGAATTTGCTCTGCTGTTTTATCTTCCCATTCAGTTGATGCTCCAACGCCATCTGCTGCAACTGTACCAGTAGTTATGTTAGTATTAGAGAAAAAGCCCGGAACGTTATAAGAATCATCACCAAACCAAGCTGCTGTATTTTCTTTACGAGCAACTGCTTCTCTGGATGAATTAGCTCTACGTTGTTCAAGGTTTTTACCAGCCATTCTTGCATTGCGGATATCTTGAATAGAATATCTAAAAGATGAACCCATGCCTTTTACTTTAGTCGTGTTTTCTTTCCCTTTGATGTCAGCGGTTGGGAAATCTTTAGCATAGTTTGAAATCCATTTTGCGATGCCTACTGATTCGTATTCTTCCCAAGTAATAGTCTTTGCGCCAGCATTTACTTCAAAGTTTGTTGGCAATAAATCTCTTACTTTAATTCTTGGCAATTCAATATCTTTTGATTGTGCCATTTTATATTCTAATTCTCTTTCAAACCAGATACTTTCATCAGCATCAAGTCTATCTTTAAAAATGTTTTTATTAGACATCTAAGCCTCCTTTTATCTTATAAATTAATTATGGTAAGTTAATTTCTACAACTGCGTTTTCACCTGATGCTGCTCCGATAACATATCTTGCGTATGTAAAAGCAAGTGCTGTGCCAGTATCGGCATCTGTTCTAAATTTGCCTCTTGCGGCATATTCAATCCCGACAACTGTTTCAGTAACAACAATTCCAGCTTGACTTACGCCAAGTGTAATACCTTCATCTGTCAAAACTGTTACAGCGGCGTCAACCGTTATTACAGAAGTGATAGTAATCGTTCTATTTCCTGCACCACCAACAACGGCTGTTGCTACACTTGCTTGAGCCTGAATTTGAGCTGCAAATAAATTCATTGTGCTTAAATGTGCTGCGCCATCATAAGTTTCAGTTAAAACGTTTCCATCAACTGTTACTGTGATAACATTAGCCGCTATAATATCGGCATCAAGAACGAAAGTTTGAACTTGCGCACGACCATCATATCTTACATAAACATCGTCATCTGGTGTAACAGCTTCTTCAACTTCAACATACATTCTACCAGAAGTCATAACTGAAACGCATGATTTAACTGGATATGCGTCTAAATTTTCTTCATTGTCCTTAATGCCAATGCCCCAAAGAACTGCGCTAGCATTGTCTGGCAATTTAACGCCATCTTCATCACCTGTAATTTTTTCAACGGCCTGACCATAAGGAATAACGATTGCTGGGTTATTCATAGACTGTTGTTTGTAACCTGACATATCATATAACTGGCCTTTAAGACCTGATGTCATTTCTAATGGATATGCTGTTTGTACCATGTAAAACCTCCTTTAAAAGTTTTTAATTATTTTTCATTTTTCATTAATGATTTTTTCCAACGTTCTGAATCTATTCTTTTATGTTCTTCAAGCTTTTTATCTAAATCAAAAGCCTCACCATCATTAACTTTTTTGCCTAATTCTTTTTTAAAAGCGTCAGATTTATTACTTGAATCTTTTTTACTAGAAACTTTCTTGAGAACAACATCAAACATACCATTGATATAATCATCTGAAGATTCATCAAGTTTCAATTCGGCATCTTCTTTAACTAGAACTGTTTTTTTCAATTCGCTATCTGTTGCTGTTGCAAAGTCAACTTTTTCTGCTTCTTCTTTACCGAGCAACTCTTTTACTGTGTTTTCAAGGTCAATACGAGCCTTTGCATCTTTTTTAAGTGTTTCCATGTCTGGTTTTTCTTCTTTAATCTTTTCGATTTCTTCATCTTTTTTCTTTAACTCTGTTTCTAAGCCATCATGCTTGCCTTTTAACTCATCAAATTCAGATGTCTTTTTTTCCATATCAGCTTTAAATTCGTCAAGGGCTTTATCCTTCTTGACAATTTTATCTGCTAGTCCTTCGCTGACTTCATATTCAATTCCATCAACTTTAATTTTTACCTCTGGCATAGTATCGCCTCCTTTTTGTTTTTTCATTTGTTTTATATCGGTTTTAACGGCTTTGACATTGTCCTCAACCATTATTCCATCAAATCTATCTAATTTAATTTTAGCTTCTGCTCCCGCCCTGCCTTTATCAACAATAGCAACGTGGTTATAAACGATATTCCTTTGAATTGCGTCATAGTGTTGACCTTTATAATCACCTTCTTGATCTTCTACATCACATTGATAACCACATGATAATTCTACCTTTTTTTCGTCCTTAACCTGTCTTACGGCTTCTGCGTCCATTATGTTCACTTTTCCAGCAGTATATTCGCCGTCTTTGTTTATTTCTTCACCTGTAAAACCCACTTGGTGCAATTTTACGTTACCTGAATCAAGCATTGAAAGTGGATGATTGTTTGTAATGGGTTGTGAGGCAAGCGATTTAAGTGTATCAACTTGGAATACTTCTTCTTCTGGTCTTAATTCGTATTTAATAGAACCATCATACATCATATACTTAAAAATGCCTGTTCTTGTAAATTTAGCAGCTGCTCTCAAATATCCTTGTTCAGTAATTTCAATCTTATCTAATTTTGCAACGTCAAATCTTCTTGAAGTCATATTATTACCATTGGATAATTAAAGTTAAGGTCAATATATATTTTACTATAAATGAAATTAATAAAAAAGGTTTTTTTTTGTTATATACTTTTTAGATAACTGGAAGGGCGCTGCAACGGCAATTTATATCTTCTCCCGGGTGACCTGTATCGGCCGGAGGATTGTTCCAACTAAAGACACGCTGGTTTTTAGATGCGTGGTCTGGTCTTACTCTTTCATCTTGCGCTGTCTGCCAAACATATTTTTTTATTCCATTATGTGTTTGCCTCAACCTCGATAAATCGCCATAAAATTTTGAAGTTTGGTCACGAGCTATCAATTTGGCTTTGTTTTTGGTCAATTTAAACTTGCTTTGAAGCTCTGTTTTTATTTCGTTTGTCAACTTACCCCTTCGCACACCTTCTGTAATAATTGTTTCAACTCTATTAAAGTGTTGTTGTGAAATTGAATTTATTAGAGCAACGTTTTCTTTTATAAAGCCCTTAACTTCACCATTAAGCCATACTTCTGATGTAGTTAAATTAATGCCAACAAGCTTAGTTGAGAGCTTATTGAAATAACCTTCACTCGCTGAATTGACGTTATAAGCGGCCTTAGTAGCAATCTGCTGTTGTTTCTTATCTGTAACCTCACCATAGAAATTGATTCTAAGCGTTGCCATTACGTCATCAATCTCATCACTCCACTCATCCATGTGGTCTAATGTAGGCCGTATTCTTTCAGCCATATCAACTATACCCTTGATTTGAGGGAATACTATTTCATTTGTAAGCCTGATTAAAATATTAGATATGCCGTTCAATTCTCTAATGTAATCGATTGCCAAAGTGAGCGTATCTGGAGGGATAGGAGGCTTCTTTATCCTTTTTCCGGTCTTTTCGCTCTGAAACTTAGCCATATTAGCCAAGTTAGAGCCTTCCCTTGCTATAAGCTCAAGTGCGCTTTCATCTTTTTTCGTTAAAGACATTAGACCTCAATTATTATTCTTCTTCGTCCGGTTCTACTGGATCTTGCTCTCTTAA